CGAACTTAAAAAGAACGGTAGATACGGCTTCAGGAATGATTCGAAATCCCAAACTTTTATGAAGTTTTGTAGGGACAAACTTGAGAGATCGGCTCATCTTGAAAGAGTGACATCCTTTATAGGATGTTCTCTCAAGGATCAGCCGATTCCTCAAAAGCATATCGCCGCTGGGAAGGTTCGGGTCTTCTATCCAGTTCCATTGGAGAACTTCTTGATTGGACGCGGATTGTTTGGCTCCTTTTGGGAGGCAATGTCCGCTGACCCAATTCTATTTCGTAATAGTATTGGAATCAATGAATTGTCCATGGACTGGAAAAATCTATACGAGGAACTTTCTAAAAAGAAAAATGTCCTCGATTTAGATTTTAAGGAGTGGGATAAACATCTCCCTTCCGAGCTGTTGTTTGGCGCTTATATGATTGCTATTTTGGCAATTCAGCTAGCTACAGACGACGGCTACCACAACCACCGCTGGGTTCATGCTTATGAGATGGTTCGGTCGATTCTTGTTGATGGAAACGCTGCTTTTGTGAAGGAGCATGCAAATCCGTCAGGAAGTCCTGATACTACCCACATAAATGGCCTGGCAGCGTTGTTGGCTCTCTTCTACATCTATAGTCTTATCGTAGGCTATGTTGATTTAGAGGAGTTCCTTGATGTGATTTATTCATCTCATAATGGCGATGATGTCACTATCGGAGTGGATGATCGGGTTAAGGATATTTTTAACTATCCTGTGCTGATCGAATACTTCAAGAGACTCGGCATGATCGCCACGCCTGGAATGAAGGGCGAATTCGTGGAAGGACAGTTGTTTACAACACTCCACGAAATGACTTTTCTTAAAAGACGATTCGTCGTCTTTGAAGATATGGTGTTCTGTCCTATTGAGGAAGCTTCCGTTTTTAGTCGATTCGGATATACCCGGAACACCGTTAGTGACCTTGAAGAAATTAAAGGCACTATTCATGCCGCACTCGACGAGTGGGTCATGATGGGAAAGGACGTTTATGAAGAAAACGTTGGAACTCTTCTGAAGAGAACCATGGAACGTTCTTTCCCTACGGCTGTGAGGGAAGCAGTTTCGCCTCTGTTGGTGTTCACGTATGAACAACACTTGGCATATATACGCTACTTGTTTCACAGCAATGTACACAGATACGAGCTCGATTTACAGCGAGATCGTGTAGTGTATAAACCTCCAATTTTGTTTCAGGGAGGTATAGCAGAGGAAATCTCTGCTTCAGGTGGGACCTTATACGACGTTTTGAACGAAGAAGGGGTACCCACCTTGAGAAGTGACTTGGATCGAGTACAGTCAGACGTCCAGTTCTTAGCTCAACGTGTTGAGTCTTTGGAAGGACGTGTGAATGTACTTAATTCAAGGGTCATTGACCTTAGTGAGGGGGTCGAAAATTTGACCGTAGCTGTAGGAGCTTTGGGCCAACAGGTTCAGCTAAATAATGCTAGGGTTGATATTCTCACTAGTCAAGTGGATTCATTTGAAGGTCGAATTTTCAATGTTGAAAGTGCTGTTGTAAATCTGACAACACAAGTTGAAAATTTGGACTCATCTTTGTCCGCTTTATCTTCCGATATGGCTGCGCTTAGAACGCGCATTGCTACATTGGAAGAGTATATGTGGTTCGATGTTTCATCGAAGAACATACAGTATGTGCCTCTTACGGTACCTGGCTCTGGAAACAACCGAACTGTACAGTTCAATCTTGTGGATGGAGTCACTACCATGCGAGGCACATTCTTTAGAGATTTTTGAATATGAGTGATCAGAAAAAGAATGCCTCTAGCGCCATGCCTGTCAAGAGCATGAATGTGCGCTTTTATAATCGTCCGAGGGTGGCACCACCCTTTGACTTTTTGCTTGACGACGAAGGTGTTCGTAACGCCTTCGACGGTATGTCTTGGGAAAGCGAAGTGGGACCTCCTTTGAAGGAGCCCGGTCCTTTTTCCAGGTCATGCCAGCTTCCGGCCTTCCATTTGAGGAAGTCTCGGTCGAAGAAGCAAGCGACATTACCAGCGCATCCATTTGGAAAAATGGATATGGGTGACGCGTTTGCTCACTGGAGCGCTCAGGTTGTTCCAGTTCCTGTGGTTGGCTCTTCGCAGATATATCATGCGATGTGGAGCAAAATGCAGGACACTTTTGTAAATTTTTACAAAGTGGTGGCAGGAGATGCTTTGTTTGTTATACATGCAACTCCTGTTCTCGGTGTGTCGCACAAAATTTTTGTTTGTGCACCAGAATCGAACCCTGACGCAAAGACGCGTGGGGTGTACTGGCAAACTGCTGGTGTCCCCTTCGTTTGTGTCAAGGTTCCGTTCTCTTCGGATCTTCGGATGCACCGAGTTGGAGAAGCTCGACAGGGCAATAGTGGCTTGTCGATAAGAATTGAAACTCTTGTCGATAATACGGCTACTAGTGTTGTTGGGCCTTTCCATTTGGTTATTTACTCTTGTGTAACTAACCTTACTGCGGCTTGTATTCGTACAAATGCCGTAGATCCTCCGGTTGAAGTTCCTGTAGGTTTACAGTTCACACCGGTTGAAGCCGCTGTTCCTCCAGAATCTGTTGAAGAGGAGGAAAGTGGCGAGTTGGAGGAGTATATCCGAAAATACGGTCAGAATGTATTTCAAGCGGATGAACCTCCAACCACGGATCCTATTGCGGGAGCGGAGGATTCGAGCCCACCAGAGCCGACGGTGGCTTTGCCTTTGGCGGAGATGGTTGAAAAACCTCTTCCAGTGACGAAAGGAACTGTAGGAGAGAAAGTCAAGCAGCCTCGCCAAACGCAAGCCATCCAGACTAAATGGGTGAATATCAGAACGTTCACACTAGGCGTTACTGATATCAATGTTCCAGTGACAGTTATGATTAATCCTAACATGTCATCTGGTTCTGCCACCAACAAGGGAGAGGATCTCTCTCGACCTTGGAGAAGGAACGTGTGGCAGAGTGGTTCGCAGTCAAAAGGTTACAATTGTGGCCTTGAGATTAAGTTACGAACTACTCGTAGTCCTCAAGTAGGAGGAGTTATTGTCGTTAGAGATATGAACGACAATAAAGGGGAGCACAACTACATCAATATCGGTGCTCAGGATCGAGTCATTGCGTTGTTTCCGAACAACTTTTCAAATGCAGGCAATGATTCTAACCCTGCTCGACAGTGGACGAGCCCTTGGATCCACGCTTCACAAGTGTCATATACTTTTGCTATGACACTTTTGGCCTTGAACAGAACCGACGCAGTTGATGCGATTGAGGTTAAAATTATGGCTCGTCCCGGGCACACTGTGTTCCAGGGGAACCGCAAACCTCAAGCTCAGATTACTGCGCCTGGAATTTCGTTCTCTGAACTTGTTTACAGGTTTTCTAAGGACGAAATTAAAAGTCACGATTTAAGGCTTCTGTGTCACGTTATGCGTGGCACCTACCTCTTCGAAGGTCATTCATATGTGCAAATGGATGAGCTCGGAGAAGACGACGATCTGGATGAGTCCCCGTCAAATTTTGGCGGAGATTCTCAGGGTAACTCAGATGAAGTTGCAGAGTATATTAATGCAGCTCCTGGAGATGGCCCTGTCGCCGGCGTCGCCTTGTACGAGCAAGGAGAAGAGGACGATTTGGAACAGAATGATTATCAGGTTCCACATCTTGAGTTGACTCTCACACCTGGTGTTCCCATCTCGGTTTCCATCGACATGCCGCTACTTAGCGACTTGTATGGTGGAACTGGTGATAGCACCATTCGTGAGCAGTTTGCTCGGTACGCTCAAGTGTCTCC